CCAATTCGGCCAGGACATCCATCGACCTTGTTCCAGTGTATATTAAATCCTTATAAGTTTTACGAGAAAAATCATAATCATCTTTCACATCTTTATCTATTTTAATAGGTCTATTTTGTTTTACTTCTGGCAAATTTTTATCTAGGTTTGCCATCATCTTTTCTTTTTTATCCATTATTCAGTACCATCTTGTGTTATGGTTGTAGTCACAGTATAACTATCCTCTGTATCAGTTGAGCCTATGGTAAAATCCATTTCCTCAAATAATAAAGCCGTATTATCTTTATCATGGAAATCAATATTAATTTCTCTAATAATACCTTGGTCGCTTGTAGGACCATAAAATTTCATTTTCATTGTAAAGTCTAATTGATATATTAATACTCTTCGCTCTACAAAATCTCCTTCGTATTGGTCATCAATTGCAACACTATTTAATATTACAGCAACATCTTGTTTATGGGCAAAACCTTCAACTGGTGTTATTGTAACATTATACTCTGGACTAAAATAAGGTAATATTTGCTCTACAACCTGCAAACCATCATCTTGGTTTTTTGCCATAATATATAATGACATTTCAATATTATAAGCAGTATGATGTTTTATGGTTTTCTTTTTACCTACATCAGAACCATGTTCCTCTGCTATTTTATTTCGTTTTTGTAATTTTTGTGTGGAATCAATTGCCAATCCTGTAATTTCAAATGCCATTCTAGGTAACTTAATTGCCATAGGAGCATCAAAACCTGTTTCCTGGTCTAAACGTGCAAGGAATTTTTGTTTTGGCCCATAGGCTAAAGGAACACGTACCTGATTTAAAACACTACCATCAGAAGCTTTTCTTATAACTTTTAGATTATTAAACAGTGTACCAAATACGGCCACTGATTTACGCATTGTTGCGTGATAAAAATGGTCACCAAACATTAGTATGTCTCCGATGGGTCACCAAATGGATTTGATTCACTAAAATCTATAAATCCATCTGCTTCTATTTCAAAGTCAACATTTTGCGAACCACCATCATTCGCCCAGGCCTCTCCTGTTGTATCTGTTACATCACTATATATTGTTGCTATTGTCCCTGTATAACTATTAGTTCTACCAGTTACAGTTCCACCAACTGTAAATTCTTTTGCAGTGGTTGTACCAGAAGCACCAATATGTCCTACATAAACTTTTGCTAATATATCTGATGTTTTTGTTCTTTGTAATACTTCACCAAATACTTTAACTGCTGGTGTATCACCATCTGCTGCAGTAAGCGTTTGTTCAATAATTTCTCCAACTTCAAAATGATTACCACTTGTGATGGTAATATCCATTGATTGCATATATGCAGCTTGTGATGATTTAATATCAATATCTTCGAGCCCTGTATCAAAGTCCTCATCATTATATTCAAATAATGAACACTGCATTCGATAAACGGGTAAATTGGATAACTGATAAAATGGATTATCATCTTCAACATAACTAATTTCAAAGAATGAATTAGTCATTGGTAGGAAAATTAAGTCGCCCTCTTGCGGTCTTGGGTCAATGACATTATCATCAAAAATACCAACTCTTGTTTCCCATCTGCGTCTTGATACAATAAATGTAGCATCATCTCTGATTTCTAAACCAAATTTAGAATATAAATCACCAGCACCTTCAAAACCTTCGGTGTTTTCAATATACATTTCTAAGAGATATGCATCATCGAACCTTGATGCTGGGTCTTCATTTAATATATTATCGCGATTGACAAGAGTACGAGGAATATAATAGACATCTTGCCCATATATTTGGAGTGATTCTATTATCAGGTCTTCGTAAAGGTTTTGTTCACTTTTTACGGCCTGAGAAAAATATACATTTCTCGGCATGTTTTATCCTGTCATAAAGTCGATTGGTTTTTCCCAATTCAATCGCGCTTCTTCTACTAATTGTTCTAATTCAGCTACGGCATCGTCATATAATTGACGACCGTTAAATGTAACTCCACCAGGCATGACCATACCTTCGAATTTAATTAGATTTTGACCCCATTGTTTTTTAATGAGTGCTGTGCAATATCTTTTAAGAAAGTAATCATTGTATATATCTGTGTATGTATCTGGGTCGATAATACGATAACATTCAACAATTAAATGGTCTCCTACTTCTACTTCTTCGGACCAATCCATAAATACTTGCAACTGATTTTTATGTTTTTCAAAATTTACATGTTTATCATCTGAATCAATAACTAAATCTAAGAGAGATAACCATTGTTGTCCCATTACATATTCTGTAAGGTTACCCATAAAGCCAAGAGAGTATATATCATTTAAATGAATTTGATATCGTATATCAAACATATCTGTTGATGATACTGCATCTCTTAATGGTAAAATACGCACAACATCTGTGATTAAATCACTTGTTGTAATATAACCGTTGGTAATATCTGTTTGTGTTACCTCATGCTTTAAAAATACTTTTTCTATAGCATCGTCATGATACGCTTGATAAAACTGTAAAGCTTCATCAACCCTATCATCTAATTGGTCTTCGTCCACATTAATTTCAATCACTGGTGCACCCAGCGACCTAAGGCAATAATCGATAAATGTTTGTTTGCTGTTTGGTTTTGCCATATTTAATTCCTATTATATTCTATTTATAATAGTTTGTACTTCATTTTCTAGAGTTGTGCTAATCTTCTGTTTAATGTGAATGCCATATTATAATCCTGCTTCGTCTAATCGTGCTTTTGCAGCATCTAATTCTGTTTTAAGTTCTTGTATAGCTTTGATTGCGTGTGCTAAAATAGCAGTGCTATTAATTGATTTACCACTATCATTCTCGGCTATTTCATTAGGTAATATTTCTTCAACCTCCTGAGCTATGAATCCAGCCTTTCCATTTTGTTTTTCATCTGATTTCCAATCAAAATTAACAGCTCTTAATTGATTAACTATACTTAAGCCACCATCAATATTTGAAATATTTTCTTTTAAATTTATATCTGAGGTATCATTAAAATCACCACTAACAACACCACTAGTGTTTATAGATATATCGGTTGTATCACCTCTGCCTATGATAAAAGAAGAGTTATATTGATTAATTATTTCAAAAACATTATTATCTGTATAACATATTCTACCTACTACTGCAGCACCATCTTGTTTGAAATAAAGCATTGGATTATCAGCTTCAACATCATTGTTTACATCAGCTTCAATAATTACCACAGCATCACCTGAATCATTAACTGGTCTAATATGTAATTGAGCATCAGGGCTTGGGGTATTTATTCCAACATTGCCTGATGAGGTTATTCTCATCTTCTCACTTAAAGCACCGCCTGTTCCTGTGGCTTTGAAAAGAAAGGCTAAGTCTGCCGTAAAATTATTATTATCAATAGTCTTTAACTGGGTCTGAATTTGCTGGGTGTGACTGATTGCTTTAAAATTTAAAAAGTTACTTGTTGCACCTGCTGTTGAAGCAATAGATATTTCAGGGTTACTTGCAGAAGAAACTTCTAAATTAGCAGTAGGATTATCAGTTCCAATTCCAACTTTGCCTGAAGAATCGATGACCATTTTTTGGGTTACGGCATCAAAATCTTGAGTATTAGAAGTCAAGAATCTAATTGTTTGAGACTGTAAATTGAGTGCGTTAGCGTTAATACCACTACCATCGTTGGTAGCATTACCACCAGTGATAGCTGCAGTTTTAAATCCACCATCTGTCAAAAAGTGTATTTGAGGACCATCTGTTTCATCATTATTGTCAGAATCTGCTTCAATGGTTAGAACAGTATCTCCAGCACTAGAATGTAAATGTAATAATGTATCTGGGTCATTTGTTCCAAGTCCAACTTTGCCAGTAGTCTTAATATATAAAGCACTTGAATCTCCTGCTGATGCTCTAATAGCAATATCATTATAATTTGAGGTACTTTCAGAATAACCTATTAATGCAGCATTGGTAGTTTGGCTATTTATAAGAAGTCCATTATTATTAATACCATCAAATGAGGCAATATATAAAGCTGGAGAATCTACTGAGAAAAACCAACTAGTTGGGTCAGTATTTAAGCCAAAATAACCTGATGAATTAAGAGTCATATGTGGCACATCGCCTTCGTAACCTG